CCAGATATTCCACAGACACCTCCTACACCAGAAACTGAAGATATTTCTGAAGATAATAAAAGTGAGAAATCCGAAGAAAGTAACGATAAATCTTCTAGTAAGGATAAAAAATCCGAAGATGTTGTTAAAGAGACACCAATTGATCCGATCAAATTGATGAAGATTGCAGTTGCATTGGATAAAAAACTCTGGGTTAAAAACGATCCAAATAAAAAGTTGATAGAATAAAAGTTTTACTGTAAAGTATCATTGATGTTGTTATATCAAGAAACAATAATATCTGTTTTAAATAAATTGCTGAATCAGACTCCCAAGATTCGTAAGGGAACTGATGCAGTTTATCATTGTCCTTCTTGTAAACATTATAAAAGAAAACTAGAGATCAATTTACATACAGGCAAATATAATTGTTGGGTATGCGGATTCAGTGGAACAAGTTTCAAGACTTTATTTAAGAAACTAAATGCACCAGGTGAATATTACACATGTATCGGATTAAGTCAGAAATCATTTTCTAAAAAGCCGATTACCGATTTTGTTATTTCATTTGAAGATGAACCAGAAGAACAAAAATTGGTAAGATTACCCAAAGAATTTAAACCTATAAGTGAACCAATAAACGAATTGGAATATAAACATGCAGTAAAATATCTTAAATCCAGAAATATTACCAAAAATGATATAGTAAGATATAATATTGGGTATTGTACTGAAGGTGATTTGAAAAACAGAGTGGTAATACCATCATACGACTGTAATGGTATATTAAATTTTTACACTGCTAGAAGTTTTTTTGAAACCAAAGGATTAAAATATGTTAGTTGTTCAGCATCAAAGAATATAATTGGGTTTGAATTGTTTATTAACTTTGAACAACCGATTACTTTGGTTGAAGGTCCATTTGATGCAATTGCAGTTAAAAATAATTGCATACCATTGTTTGGAAAGACAATGAGCAAACAGTTAAAATTAAAATTATTAGAAAACGATGTTCCGATGGTACATATTTTATTAGACAATGATGCGATAAAAGATTCCATCAAAATATGTGAATTTCTAATTAAAAATAGTATTCCAACAAAACTAGTAATGTTAGATGGTAAAGATCCAAGTGTAATAGGTTTTGAAAAAACTTGGCAAATGATAGATAGTTGTGATACTATGGATTTCGAAAAGTTGTTTAAGTTAAAACTAAGAATATAATATGGTAAAATATCTTAAATCAGATATAAAAGAGTTCAAGAATGTGTTTCATATTGCTGATATTCATTTGCGTCTTACAAAAAGACACGATGAATACAATCAAGTATTTGAAAGATTGTATAAAGCAGTAGAAAGGACACCCGCAGAAACTGTAGTTGCTGTTTTAGGAGATGTATTACATTCCAAGAGCGATCTTTCACCAGAATGTGTAAAGATCACCACAGAGTTTCTACAAAATCTTGCTGACAGAAGACCAACCGTATTAATCGCTGGTAATCATGATGCTACTTTGGCTAATAAAAATAGATTGGACAGTCTAAGTCCTATTGTTGATGCAATTAATCATACAAATCTATTTTATCTAAAAGATTCAGGTCTTTATATTCTTGGAGATATTTTATTTAATCATTATAGCGTATTTGATGAACCAGATAAGTATATCAAGTTCAAGGATATTCCAAAGATTTATCTAAATGAAACTCGTTACAAAATTGCTTTATTTCATGGTCCAGTAAACAATGCAATTACTGATGTAGGATATAAAGTTGCAAGTAGAACCATTACAAATGAAATTTTTGATGGTCATGATATTGTATTGTTGGGTGATATTCATAGACATCAAGTTTTAAATCAATCCGATCCAATCATTGTCTATGTAGGTTCATTGATTCAACAGAACCATGGAGAAGAACTAAAAGGACATGGATTTGTATTCTGGGATTTAAAGACCAAAGTATTCAAACACTTTGAAATTCCAAATGATTATGGTTTTTATACAGCTGAAATAAGCAAAGGAAAATTGCTTACTGACATTTCTGATATGCCTAAAAAGGCAAGATTAAGATTGAAATGTTTTGAAAGTGTTGCGACTGAAGTTAAATCTGTATTATCAACAATCAGAGAAAAATCTGATGTCACAGAAGTGGCTTATGTTCGTGTAGATTCACCAAATTCATCATCTAGCAATATCATTGATAATACTAATTTTAATTTGAGTGATGTATCAGATGTTGATTATCAAAATAAGTTAATTACAGAATATCTTAACAATAAGAATTTTAATCCTTCAAAAGATACACTTGATAAGATTTATAAAATCAATAAGGATTTAAATGCAACTTTGGAAAAAGAATCTGTTGTAAGAAATATCAGATGGAAACCAAAGAAGTTTGAATTTGATAATATGTTTAGTTATGGTGAAGAAAATGTCATTGACTTTACCAAAATGCATAATGTAGTTGGACTATTTGCTAATAACGCATCTGGTAAATCAAGTATATTGTCTGCTTTATCTTTTTGTATTTTTGATAAATGTGATAGAGCATTTAAGGCATCTCATATTCTTAATACACAAAAGATGTCATTCCGTTGCAAATTTAACTTTGAAGTTAACAGTGTAGATTTCTTTATTGAAAGAAAAGGTAATGCAGATAAGAAAGGTAATGTTAAAGTAGATGTTAAGTTCTGGAAAGAAGAGGGTGGTAAAGTAGTTGAACTTAATGGAGAAGCTCGTAGAAGTACTAATGACATCATTCGTGATTATGTTGGTACTTATGATGACTTTATTTTAACTGTTTTGAGCATTCAAAATAATAAAGTGGGTTCGTTTGTAGATATGGGTCAAACAGAAAGAAAAGATTTGTTGGCTCAATTTATGGGACTTACCGTATTTGATAGTTTATATAATGATGCGTCTGATAAAACCAAAGAAATCAATTCATTATTGAAGAACTTTAAGAATACTGATTACACTCAAAAGTTATTGAATTTAAATTCTGACATTGAGAACTTTTCTGGTTCGCTAAGAAATGAAAATGTTAATTTAGAAAAACTAACAGATAAAAGAGAGTCTGAAAATGAAAGACTTTTGGAAGAAACAAAGAAAATTATCAATGTTAATGGTAACATTGTTGATATTGTATCTCTTGAATCAAAGAAAGTTTTATTGAGTAATTCTATATCAACACAGTCATCTAGTTTAGATTCTTATAAAAATCAATTATCATCTATTGAATCTACATTTAAGGAATACGATGAAATCATAAAGAATTATGATATTGAAGATATTACAACTAAGTATGATTCACTTAAGGAATTAGAAAGTTCATTGAGTCAAAAAGAACAAGGTATTGAAAAGAAAAAGATTGTTGTTACATCCAAATTACAGAAACTAAAGAAATTGGAAGAACATAAGTATGATCCAAATTGTACTTTTTGTACAACCAATGTATTCGTTAAAGATGCAATTAAAACAAGAGAAGAACTTGAATCGGACAAAGTTGAAGCTCAAAATCTTGTTGGGGAATATACAAATCTTAAAAATAAAGTAAATGAATTGTCTTATATAAAAGATGATTGGAAAAAGTATAATGACACGCATAAATTGCATGTTGAAACACAATCCAAGATTAATAAATTAAATAATGAAATTTTAAAAATATCAAATAAGATTAGTTCTGATCAGAACAGTCTTATTAATATTGAAAATCAGATTGAAGAATATTATAATAACAAGGATGCGATTGAATTCAATAAGACAATTAAAGAAACAATTGATGTAATTAAGTCTAATATCAAAACAATTGATTTTGAAATTAAGAATGTGAACAATAACATTATTAGTTATAATACCAAGATTTCTGGATTAGAAGAACAAAGAAAAACAATTCAAAAGTCAATTGAAGATGTAAAGGTACTTGAAGTTGAATATGAAGCATATCAATTATATACAAATGCTATCTCTAGAGATGGTATTCCATATGAATTGATTAGTCAGGCTCTTCCAACAATTGAAAAGGAAGTTAATAACATATTAAACCAGATAGTTGAATTTACGGTAATCTTACAGACTGATGGTAAAAATGTAACTACACATATTAATTATGAGGATAAACGCTGGCCACTAGAATTGGCTAGTGGTATGGAAAGATTTGTTAGTTCATTGGCTATGAGAGTAGCGTTAATTAACATTAGTAATTTACCAAGACCCAATTTTATAGCTATAGATGAAGGGTTTGGATGTGCAGATGCTGATAATTTATCGTCTATGGGTGCTTTATTTGCTTTCTTAAAGACAAATTTTGATTTTGTATGGATTATCAGTCATTTGGATAGTATGAGAGATATGGTTGACAATAGACTTGAAATTAAGAAAGAAAATGGATTCTCTAAAGTTAATTATGTATAATTAATGGGTATATATATTTATAGTATATATGCCCAGCATAAAGACAGGTCAAATTTTAGGTTTATCAAGTCAAACTGTTAATATAGAAGATAAGACATACTTATCCGAATATTTTAACCTTACAGAGTTTTCACCTGAATTCTTTGTAGGGAAAAATGCGCTAGTAATCAATGGAAGTGATAAACTTAAAATTGGCGCAGAAATACTTACCGAAGCATTTGATGGTAATGGTGTACCTCTTTTTATAGAAAAAGCTATTAGTGTTGATCAATTAACAAACAAAAGAATTATTGTACTATCAATCTATGTCTATGAACAAAATTCAATTGGTTCTGGAAAGATAATTTTAGTATCTACAACCACAGATAATAAAACGGTAAGATGGACAGCAAATATAAATATAAATGTTAATAAAGTTACCGATTCAAAAATTAGATTCTATAATCAACCATTAATTGAAGTTGAACCAATATTATCTTATGCAGTATCATCATCCGTAGAAAACAATCCAAAAACAGTTACAGGCAGTTTTCTATCAACTGCAGTCCAACCTAAAGCAGATTTTGACATTCAAAAATTTGGATATAGAAAAAATCTTGTAGATTATAGAATTATTGATAATTCTGCAAATTTTAGTTCAAGTTTAAAAAATTTCCAAGTACAATTGTATGTCAATAAAATTAGAGATTATGCGAGTTTAAACGAAATCAGTGTCAATACTACATCGTCATTTTTAATTAAAGATGTATTAAATACTACTACATTAATTTTAGATACGCCATTTACTTATAATAATAAAGTTGCTACGATTACAAGTGGTAATTATAAAATTGTTTATAATGATATTACTTATAATTCCAATTTATTTTTATCTTCGTCTTATTTGCAAGAATCTTTGGGATTAAGTGGTGCAAAACAATATAAGAAGTTTTCTTATGCGAATATAATTTATAAAAATATTAATACTTTTACAGGTAAACCTGCAAAACATAAAGTTTATAGAAAAAGTTTAAGAACTCTTGGTGATTTTGAATCTGTAATTGATGAAACATTCGGTGATACTGAAATATTAAAAGATCCTGTTACACCAAATAAAGCATTTGAAAGATTAGGTGTATTTTTTAGCCAGTTTCATATAAATAATTTTTGGTTTACAAGTTCAAATGATTTGAATCTTAAATATGACAATCAAACATTCGTTGATGGATTAAAAATATCCGGTAGTAATCTAAATGGTACATATGCAATTGTAAAAGCAAATACATCATTTACAAACAGAAATGTTTCTTATTTGCCTTATGACGCAAATCAACAATCAGAACAATCAGGATCAAATTTTGACAGTAACTTTTTGGGTTTTTATAAAGATACAGATTATGTTTTATCATTCAGAACATCTGTAGTAGAAAAAGATTCTTCTGCAATTTCTAAATTAAAGTTTTATATTACTAGTTCATTACCAAGTGTAAGTAAAAATCTAGGATATGATTCAAATCGTGGTGTATTAATTGCTGAATTTGTTTATAGTGGAAGTACAACCGGAAAATATTTTGATCAAAAACAAAATTTTGAATTTAAATTTCCGGAAGATCTTTATGGTACTTTAGTTGTTTATCCTGAAAATGTCAAACAAATAATTGTATCTGACTTGTCAATAAAAGTTTCTGAATTGTATGGATATACTGGAAATGCATATTATGTAAAAGTTCCATTCCCAATAAATGTAGCTAATGAAGTATTTGAAATAAAATCTGAACTGTATGATGTAAACTCAAATCTTTCTTATACTAATTTAAGAACCGTTCAAGTTTTTGATCCGTCTGGCAGTAGTTCGCCTCCAGATATTGGAAGCAGTACGACGATTTCAACTGATAATTTAATTGTTACTTCAAGTATTACTTGGATTAGTCCAGATTGTATATCTAATAGTCCTGTTCCTTTTAATTATTTTCTAACTTGGGATTCTGGTTCCGGGAAAATTTGTGTAATGACTTCTAGTGCGGTTGCTTCTGGAAGTATTATATCTGGAAGTGGTGGCGGTAATATTACTTCTATAATTGGTGGACCAGGAGTAACTATAATAAGTGGATCTGGTCCGATAGTAACTATTAGTGCGAGTGCTGGTGGAACAGGAAGTGGATTTCCATTTACTGGAAGTGCAGAAATTACAGGATCTTTGACGGTTACAGGATCGATATATTCATATAATATTACCTCTAGTTTATATGGTACTGCTTCTTGGGCAATTAGTGCATCAAGAGCAATTACTGCAAGTTATACAGTTTCATCCAGTTATTCTAATACATCTAGTTATTCATTAAGCAGTTCTTTTGCTACTAGTGCTAGTTATGCTAATAATGGAATACCTGCGGGAGGAACATCATCTTATATTTTAGCAAAGAGCAGTTCAAATGATTATGATACTTATTGGATACCTGCACCAACAGGTCCAGCAGGTCAAGGTGAATTTTCTTTTACATCTTCATATTTTAGTGGATCTACATCGTCAATTACCTGTTCAACTGATTATTCTTTTTGGCATTTACATACACTCAATAATTTAAATGTACATATTAGTTCATCAGTAGAATCAGGCTCATTTAGTATTAGATTAGTCTCTTCTGGAAGTACAAGTAACACAATTAATTTTTATCCATATCAACAAATAGAATGGAGTGGTGTAGCCGGTTTTGACGGTCCAGGAAGTGGGTCAATTGAAGAATCAGGTTCAATTACACTTGCACCATCTCAAGAAATGGTTTTATCCTTTATTTATTATAATAATACATCTTCTTTGTATCCCGAGAAGAAATATAGTGCATTTGTATCCGATTTAAAGACGCCAGGATTAGAAAATAAAACAATTATACCAAATCTTTATTTAATTGGAGAAGGTGATTATAGTATTGGTGGTGGTGGATTGACTGATCCAAATGCTTATATATTTACAATTAATGGAGGCGGTACAAGTCAAGACTTAAGTGGTATTGGAAGTAAAACATTTTGGGGATGGGCGCCCGTATATGTTGAAGGTGCTGGACGAAGATTTTTTCCTTTATATCAATAATTTTAAAATTGTTTATAAATATTAACATCTTGAATTTTTTGGGAATATTTATATTTAGATTTTTTTATCAAAATTTCTACATTTGAAAGGAATTTAACATATGCCAATAACTGAAGGAGGAAAATTTAGTCCTGTTGACCGTATAGTCAGTCCAGGAGTATTTACAAGAGAAAACGACCTAAGCGGAGTAGCACAAGGTGTTGCTGATATCGGAGCAGTAGTACTTGCTCCGTTTCCAAAAGGTCCTGGATTCGCACCAACATTAATCACTAACACTGCTGATCTTGAAGAAAAGTTCGGTGTTGCTGATGGTGTTTATTATGGTCCATACACTGCAAAAGAATACTTAAATGAAAAAGGATTCGTTACTGTTTGTCGTGTAGGTGCATTAACTGGATATAGACAAATTAATCCATTCGTAATCTGGGCACAACCAGGTACATGGGCCAGAAGCGGTTCTGCTGGTGCTTTAAACAGTGGTTCATCATATGTACTATATGACAGTGATAATATTTCAAGTACATTTACCTATGTTTCAGGAAGTGGTCCTGACAACGGAACATTGTCATTTATATCTGGTGCAACATTTACCGCAAAATTTAACTCTGTTGCTGGAGATGCTACTGATTTAAATATAAACTCTACAAGTGGAAGTTTATATAATAGTGGTCAAACTTACAGTTTTACTATAGGTTCCGTATCATTTGCTACATCACATGTAACCTCTTCTTATCAAGGAAATGGTGCATATACCAATGATGAAAAATTATTACAATCAATTGCAGAATCTACTTCAACCATTTCAAATTTTAGTGCATCACTAGCAAATAGTGTAACAATCACAAATTCTGACGGAAATTTGGTTGGTACTAATATTACACTGGTAAGTGGTAGTATTTTTGCTCTAAGATCTTCAACTGGATGTGGAACACAAGTTTATCTTAAAGGTGTAATCAGTGGTTCATTTGGTAAAATTACAGGAACATTTACACCTACTTGGACTGCTCCAGCTGATCCATGTAATCCAACTGCAGTAGCAGTTAAACCAAGAGTATTAGCAGTATTAGCAAATACTCAATATGGTACATTGGATAGCAGTTTCAATGCTCCTGGTTTTAGTGGTTCATCATTGACTCAAAAAATACCATCTTCTGGAAATTATAGTGGGTCTGTTACAGGTAATCCAACATCATTGAGTGATTTCCAATTAATATTGGCGCAAGATACTTCTTTAATCGGATATTATGATTTTTCATTAAATCCAGCAGATTCAAATTATATTACAAATGTATTTGGAAATGATGCAACGGTTGGTAATCAAGACGACCAAGTTTCTGGTGCTAAGATTGAAGCAGCTTATTTGTATAAGACATTCGAAGATTCAATCCAAAAAGTAAATGATGAATTAAACACTGGTGGATGGAAAGTATATGGTGCATATCTACCATCCAGTTCATTCGCAACTGGTGAAGTATTAAAGTTTACTGATCAATATTCAACAAACTTGAATGCCGGTGATTCCCAATATGGTCTAACAAGTGCAGCAACACCTTGGATTCTTTCACAAGGAATTGCTCCTTGGAGTGGTAATGCAAATCCAGGTTCTGTAACAAAATATCAATTGTTTAAAGTACACACTTTGAGTGATGGCACAAATACAAATAAACAATATAAGATTGAAATCAGCAATGTTAAATTGTCTGGTACTGTTGCAGGAAGTGATTGGGGTTCATTCACACTTGCAGTAAGATCTTATAGTGATACTGATAAGAAGCCAAAGTATTTGGAAATCTTCCAAAACTTGAGTCTAGATCCAAATTCTTCAAACTTTGTTGCTCGTAGAATCGGTGATAGATACAATTTTATTACTTATGCCGGTAAGATCATTGAATTTGGTACTTATACAAATTTGAGTAAGTATGTAAGAATTGAAATGGCTACTATACCATATCCAGTATCTGCTGTTCCTTATGGCAATGAAGCTTATGTTACTCCACTTGGAGGTACAATTGGAGATTATGTTCCAGTAGTACAATATAGCAAAGCAAGTATTTACGGAATGGCTCCAGGTAAATATGCGTCTGGTACTGTAATGAGTGACATTCCACTTGGTGCAGATAGTGAATTGACTTCTCTATATCCAACCAGTTCTGCAAATGCAGGTGTAAAGGTTGATACAGAACAATATTTTGCTCCTCTACCATTTGGTGCTACTGTAGGATATAATATCGCATTTGACTTGGAATCAACAAGTTCTAATGTTGGTACAGGTTCACTACTCGCTGCTTCATTGAGCGGAAGCATTCCTTCAACATATGATGCAACTAACGAAGCTACATATGTTAAGATGCGTAAATTCGTAGTTGGATTCCAAGGCGGATTTGATGGTCAATCACCAGCAATTCCAATTAATGTTGGAAGTGA